GACCGAAATAGAAGGGGCCGCAATTCGCGTCACGGTCTTCGAAGCTCTCAAGCTATTGATCGTTTCCGGTAATGGCCTTCTCTATCTCCCTCCTGATGGCGGGATGAAATCCTACCGCCTAGACAGGTTCGTTATCAAACGCGACCCAATGGGTAACGTACTGGAACACATAACGAAAGAGACGGTTGCGCCCGATACGCTGCCTGAGGCTTTCGTTAAGAAGCTAGGTGAACGGGCTAAGTCTCATTTCCAGAATGCCTTATCGTCCGACAAAACCTTAGACCTCTATACCCACGTCAGGCTCGTGAAGGGCATGTGGCAAGTTTATCAGGAGGTTTTAGGCGAAAAGGTTCCGGGAACCGAAGGCTCTTATCCTAAGGATAAATCAGCTTGGATTCCTCTACGATTCACGAAAGTGGATGGCGAGGACTATGGCCGGGGTTACGTCGAGGAATACTACGGTGACCTCAAGTCTCTCGAAACGCTGACTAAGGCGATTGTCGAAGGCTCAGCCGCAGCAGCAAAAATCCTCATTCTCGTCAATCCGAATGGAACGACGAACAAGCGGGTGATTGCTGAGGCTCCCAACGGAGCTGTTCGATCAGGTAGTGCGGATGACGTTTCCGTTCTGCAACTCGATAAATATGCAGACTTCCGAATTGCAAAAGAGACAATGGGTGAAATTACCCAGCGTCTAGCAATGGCCTTCCTTCTCAACTCTGCAATTCAACGGGCGGGTGAGCGGGTAACGGCGGAGGAAATCCGCTATATGGCCGGGGAACTGGAAGATGCCCTAGGTGGTGTTTATTCAATTCTCTCTCAGGAACTACAGCTTCCCCTTGTAAGCCGCGTCATGTTCTCTCTTGAACGCGCCCGGAAGCTCCCGCCATTGCCTGAGAAGGTTGTGAAACCAACAATCACGACTGGCCTAGAAGCCCTTGGTCGTGGACATGACCAGATCAAACTCGACAGTCTCTTACAGAGGCTTGCCCCTCTCGGTCCCGAAGCAATCGCTGAATATCTGAATGTTGGCGATTACATCAAACGCACCGCTACAGCTATCGGTATTGAAGCTAACGGCCTCGTCCGAAGTGAGGAAGAAGTCCAGCAATCCAGACAGCAGAAGATGATGCAGGCAATGGGCCAGCAGTTCATTCCTGAACTAGCCGGAGCTGTCAGAGACAATCTTAAACCAGAAGCCCAGCAGGAATAACCAATGGAAACCACTGAGACCGCAAGCGCGGGAACTCAGGAGGTTGTCACGGATGCCACGGTTGCGGAAACCAGTGAAGTTACAGTCGTAACCACTGAGGCTCCATCAGTCGCGGCTCCTCGCACCTCCAAGAAAAAGCAACCTCAAACCAAAGCCGAGCCGGTTAATTCGGACGAACTCGGTTTCGTTATCGTGGATTATTGAACCTATGAGCGACCAGTCTACCTCTAACGCTACACCAGTCAGCGCTCCCGAAGGTCATGATCAGGCGATGATTGACGCCTTTGATAAAACGCAGGGCCAGCAGACCACGGAATCGAAAACGGTTCCGAGTGAGCGCCCTGCCGGTCTCCCTGAGAAATTCGGCTCTTGGGAAGATATGGCAAAGGCTTACAGCGAGCTTGAACGCAAGCAGTCTCAGGTTACTCCTCCTGCCACGGAAGTTGAACTTCCGGCAACCACTACCGAAGCCCAGCAGCTTGCCGAATCCGCTGGCCTCGACTTCAACGCTCTCTCTGTAGAGTACGCACAGACAGGTGCGCTCTCTGAGGCTTCGTATGCAGCAATTGCTAAGGCCGGTTTCCCGAAGGAAGCTGTTGATCAGTTCATTGCTGGTCAGGAGGCAATTGCACAGTCGAACATTTCCAGCATGAAGTCCGAGTTCGGTGGTGATGAGGGCTACGGCCTGATGGTCGGGTGGGCATCAGCTAATCTCGACCCCGCAGCTATCCAAGCTTTCAACCGAACAATGGATAGCGGTGACATGGATAGCATCCGCTTGGCTATCACAGGGCTTCAAGCAAAATATACGGCAGCTAATGGCAGTGAGCCTAAGTTGCTGAATGGTGGAAACTCAGACGCTCAGGAAGACGTGTTCCGTTCGACCGCTGAGATGACCACTGCAATGAAAGACCCGCGCTATGCAAAAGACCCAGCCTATCGCGCTGAGGTCCAATCCAAGGCTGCGCGGTCAAACGTGTTCTAAGGAAACATCATGCAAACCTTACTCGACTTTCTCATGTGGCTTTGGTCGCATGTGGACGTAGTGTTCGGCGTTCTCTTCGCTTTGGAAGTGACAGCCGTAACGGTGGTCAATCTCACGCCCACCACTGTGGACAATCGCGTTCTCAAGGCTGTCCACAAGGTACTCGTCACGTTGGCGAATATCGTCCCGAATGCCCGAACTACTCCTGAGTTGCAGCGAGCCGAAGAGGCTATGAAGCAACTCAAATAATCACAGGTTATTCCTGTCAATAAAAATGCTCCCCACGCCTCTCAATGAAGCGTAACTGGGGAGCCTCTTTCCTGATGATGAAGTCAGTCACACTGCGCCAACAGTTCATGCGCGGTGACGCAAAGGTAATCCCAAAACAAATCATAAGCGGACCATTGCCCCCTGAGGGGGATAACCTTGGTTTTGCTTGCGGTGAGCTTTCGGGAAGCCTGATCAACTTCCAAACTCATCACAGGAAAATATAATATGTCTGATGCAAATGTAACTCGCCTAGGCCAGATCAACGGTTCGGGTGAAGTTGATGCAACCTTCGCCAAGATCTATGCAGGCGAAGTTCTAACCGCTTTCGAGACGGCAACCGTCATGGGTGATCGTCACGTAACCCGCAGCATCGACCATGGTAAGTCCGCAGCCTTCCCTGCAACAGGTCTTATCGATGCGTACTACCACACTCCGGGCCGTGAGCTGCTGGGCCAGAAGGTCAACCAGAATGAAGTTCTCATTCATATTGATGACCTCCTCGTCTCGGACGCTTACTTCGCTAATATCGATGAAGCGAAGAACCATTATGATATGCGCTCCATTGTGACGACTGAGCAGGGCCGCAAGCTCGCAAAGGTCATGGACCGTCATATCCTACAGGTTGGCGTACTCGCAGCACGTTCCAACAATGCTATCCCGGAACTACCGGGCGGTTCGGTGATCAAGCCTTCTGAATCGGATATGCCAAATGCGGCAAACTTCCGAGGTAACGGTGATCATCTGGCGGCTGCACTCTTTGCGGCTGCTGCTCGATTTGATGAGAAGGACGTACCGGAGGAAGACCGATACTGCTTCGTCAAGCCTGCTCAGTATTATAAGCTGGTACAGGCTGAGAAGACCATTAACCGCGACTTCGGTGGTTCGGGTGCATACTCGGACGGCAAGGTCTATCGTGTTGCTGGTATCGAAATCGTCAAGACGAACAACCTCCCTGCAACCAACATTTCCGAAGGCACCGAAGCCGGAACCGCTAAGCGTTATGCTGGCGACTTCTCGAACACGGTTGCTCTCGTAATGCAGAAGCGCGCCGTAGGTACTGTGAAGCTCCTCGACCTCGGCCTTGATGCTGGCTACGACCCACGCCGTCAGGCTCACTTCGTGATCAGCAAGTACGCAGTTGGTCATGGTGTTCTGTGCCCACCTGCTGCAATCGAAATCAGCGATGCCGCTTCTGGTGGCTAAAAACTAATCCACTTGTGGATAACTACCCACTGGGGAGTGAGCTTCGGCTTGCTCCCCTTTTTTTCATTTCATGACTGAGGGAAGGCCCATGCTGGCTACTACACCCACCACAGTCCTCGAAGCTGTTAACGCGATTATTGCCACGATTGGCGAACCTCCCGTAAGCAGTGTTGAGGACAACGGTGTTCTTGATGCAGTGATGGCACTTCAAGCGCTATCCGCTGTAAACCGTCAGGTTCAGCTTAAGGGCTGGCATTGGAACACTGAGACTAATTATCCGATTGCCGCAACTTATCCTGATGGCGAGCTTCGGGTTCCGAGGAATACCCTACGGATTTCACCCTCGCGGGACTTTGCGCATCTTGACTTAGTTCTGCGTGGCGACCGCCTCTATGACCGCAAATCCCACACGTTCTCTGTAGGCCAATCGATTAAGGCAGACGTAGTTTTTCTTCTACCCTTCGATGAACTCCCGGAAGCGGCGCGAACCTATATCACGATTAAATCTGGTCGTCGGTTCAATGAAGGGCAGATCGGTTCTGATCTTCTATCCACGTTTTCTCAGCGTGACGAAATGGAAGCAAGGTTCGCCCTTGAGGACGCAGAAGGCGAAACGTCTAACCTCAACATTCTTGGTCACGAGTTCATTCAAGAGGTCACTTCAAGATGACCCTGATTAGCTCAACAATTCCGAACCTCGTCAATGGCGTATCGCAGCAGCCGTCTTCGCTTCGTCTGGCTTCTCAGTGTGAACTTCAAGAGAACGGCCATAGCTCTGTTGTCGAGGGCTTAAAGAAACGGCCTCCATCTCGGTTTGTCGCAAAGATCAGTGATACCAGCTTCGGGACTGCATTCGTCCACATGATCAACCGAGATTCTGTTGAACGATATGCGGTGGTGATAACCAACGGAAACCTTAGGGTTTTTCGAATGAACGGCACCGAAGTTCCCGTGTCGTTTCCTAACGGTAAGAATTATCTCGCTACCTCCGCAGCAGACAAGGATTTCACCGCTGTAACGATTGCCGATTATACGTTCATACTAAACAGCACGCGCACTGCTGGAATGACGAATGAGCTTACGCCTAGCAGACCAAAGGAAGCGTTAGTCTGGATACGACAAGGCGCTTATGCTCAAAACTACACAGTCAACATTGGCGGCATTCAGAAGACATTCAAGACCCCGGATGGCTCAGATAAATCGCACACCGAGCAGATTGCTACGGATGCCATTATGGGCAAGCTCGTTAACCTATTCAATGCTGACCAGACATTCACTTCGCAGTTCACGTTGAATCAACTTGGTTCGACTATCCGCGTCACTAGATGGGATGGGGCAGACTTCGCAGTGTCGAGCGCTGATGGTCTCGGTGATCAGGCAATCAAGGTTTGTAAGGATACAGCTCAGCGCTTCTCTGAGTTACCGGCTAGGGCATTCCATGGCTTCCAGATCGAAATAGGCGGTGACCAGTCATCAGCATTCGATAACTACTGGGTAGAGTTCTCCAACCCTACGGGCGGAAGCTCAACTGGCATCTGGAAAGAATCGTGCAAAGGCGGTGAGCTATACCGTATCAATGGCGCAACAATGCCTCACGCGCTGAAACGCCTCTCGGACGGGACGTTTTCATTCGAGCAAATTCCATGGGATGAGCGCAAGGTCGGTGACACGGAAAGCGTACCTGAGCCTTCGTTCATTGGTAAACAGATTAATGACATTTTCTTCCACAGAAACCGCTTAGGACTGGTTGCAGATGAGAATGTGATATTCTCCCGTGCAGGTGAGTTCTTTACGTTCTGGAGAAGCTCAGCGACCCAAACGCTCGATACGGACATGATCGACGTTGCCGTCAGTCACACTAAAGTTTCCATCATACGCCATGCTATACCGTTCAATGAAACGCTTCTGCTATTCTCAGATCAGACGCAGTTCATGCTTGGGGCAGCCGATACGCTGACACCTTACACAATCTCAATCAATCAAACGACTGAGTTTCAGGCATCACTCCTAGCGAAGCCTGTAGGCGCTGGCCGAAATATCTACTTTGCTATGAACAAGGGTGCTTACTCCGGCATCCGGGAATATTATGTTGACGGACAAACGAAGACGAATGACGCCGCCGATGTTACCGCACATGTTCCCAAGTATATCCCCGGAAGTGTGACTAAGCTTGCCGCAAGTTCGAATGAAGACGTTCTAGTAGCGCTTTCGCCAAAAGAGAAGAACGCACTATACGTTTACAAATACTATTGGCAGGAGCTTGAGAAGCTTCAATCAAGTTGGTCGAAATGGATATTCGATGAGGACACAACCGTTCTTTATGTGGATTTCATTGAAAGCGACTTATGGATGCTGGTTGAACGCCATGGACAAGTTCTATTCGAAGTGATCAGTCTTGAGGCAGGCCGTACTGACCCCGGTATCAACTTTGCCTTTCATCTCGATCAGCGTGTGAATGCCTCTCAGTGTTCCGTTGTTTATGATGCAACGAATGATCAAACTCAGATCAAGCTGCCTTACAAGGTCACTCGTCCCGCACAGTTCCAGATCATTGGTGTAGATAACGGTCCTTATCGTATGGGCCA